TCGGCGGCGGCGGCAAGGGCCGGACGGTCAACGTCCGCATCCCCACCGCGCTGATCGCCCGCTCTCGCGGCATCGACGACGTGACGACCAACATCATCCTCGACTCCATCACCGAGTCGACCGTGCCCGTCACCCTCGGCGAGCACCTCTACAACGCCGTCGGCCTCTCCGAAGGCGACCTCACGCTGAACCTGGAGGACTTCTCCAAGCAGGTTCTCAAGCCTCAGGTCGAGGCCGTCGTGGACGCCGTCGAGGAAGAGGTCGCCGACGCTCTGCGGGGCATCACGCTCGATACCTCGATCGCCTGGGACGAGGCCAACCCGGTGAAGACCTTCACCGCGATCCGCAAGCGCCTCCGCGACAACGGCGTGCCCCAGACCGGCCTCAACGTGGTCGTCGGAACCAACGTCTACGCGGCCCTCCTGGACGCCAAGGCGATCACCGACGCCTCCGAGTCCGGCTCCACCGCCGCACTCCGCGACGGCAACGTGGGCAACCTGCGAGGCTTCACCATCGTTGAGTCGACCCGCGTCGACGAGGACGAAATCATGGCCTTCCACCGCGACGCCTTCACCCTGGCCGTCCGCGCCCCGATCGTCCCGGCTGGCGCCTCCTTCGGCCAGTCCGTGAGCTCGGGCGGGTACTCCCTGCGGTACCTCCGCGACTACGACGTGACGAAGACCATGGACCGCTCCATGGTGTCCACCTTCGCGGGCGTCGCGGCCATGCCGCTCTACAAGGTCGAGCGCGACTACAACGCGAAGACCGCTTCCGTGGTCGAAGTTCCGGGCGGCGCCGCCTTCCGCATGAGCATCGGCGACACCGAACCGGCCTAATCCGGATAGAGATCCGTGGGGCGCTTCACCTGAGGCGCTCCACGGCTCTCTGAGCCCCTGAAAGGAGTTGCACCGTGCCAACACCCCTCCCTCCTCCCGTTAGCTCGCTGGAGCGGCGGCTGGGCCTCCCTGAGGGCTCACTGGACGGCGAAGACCTCGCCCGCGCGGAAGAGGCCCTCGACGACGCGACCACCCTGGCCCTCGCTGAAGTCTCCACGACGAAGGCGACGGCATGGGCCACAGACGCCCCGAAGGTAGTTGCCCTCGTGGTCCTGAAGGCCGCCCGACGCGAGTTTGAGAACCCCCGAGGCATGGAGAGCGAGTCGCTCGGCGAGCACACCGTCGGCCTGACCGACACCTCCGGCGTCTACCTCACCGCCCGCGAGATCGCCCAGATCCAGCGGGCCGCCTCAGGCCGCCGTACCGGCTTCGTCGGCACCGTCCGGACCCCGACCGCCTACGAGAAGTAGAGGAGGCCCGCATGGCAGAGAAGGCCGACGAAACCTACTTCGTCCCGGCCGCTCTCGACGGCGTCCCCGTCGACCCCGAGAGCGACCTCTTCCCCCTGATCGCTGAGGAGGATCTCCCCTAATGCTCCTCACCGCCTACCGCCGAGCGCCGTCGGTCTACCGCCTTCGGCCCGGCTCAACGACGGACTCCTACGGCGACCCCGTCGAGTCCTGGGACGAGCCCGAGCGCGTCCTCCTCCGGAACGCCACAGTACAGAGCGTCTCCGTCGTCGAGGACGAGGGCGTGGCCCGGCACATTTTCCGAGGCCAGAAGACGCTCTACGCGCCCGGCGCCGTGGATCTCACCGCCGCCGACCGGATCGAGGTCGACGGCGAGGTCTGGAAGGTCGACGGCGACCCCGTCACCCGCGCCGGACTCGCGTCCACCGTTTACACGACCGCCACGTTGGAGCGCGTCTCGATCGGCTGAAAGGAGCCCGTATGCCCCGAAATATCCGCCTTGACTCGGCGGGCATAGCCGAAGTGCTGAATAGCGCCGCCGTCTACGCCGCCACCCAAGAGCTCGCGGCCTCCGTCGCTGGCGCCGTGGACGCCTCCGTGGGCGGCGAAAAGATCGAAGTCACCCGGTCGACCCGCGTCGCCCAGGGTGGCCGCCTCCGCTCCCCGCGCCGGGCAATCGACATTCACCTCGCCCACCCGGCCGGGCTCCGCGCCGAAGCCAAGCACGGCTTCCTCGCGCGCGCCGCCGCTAGCCGTGGCCTCCAGGTCCGGAAGCGGAGGGCCTAGTGACTGACTCCACCATCCTCTTCCCGGACCCCCAAAAGGCCGTCGTAGACGTCCTCCGGCTGGTCCTCATGGGCCGCCCCGAAGCCGTCGCCCAAGGCGTCAAGGTATCGACCAAACCGCCCACCGGCTCGGCCCCCACACTCCCTTACGTCCAGGTCCGCTCCGACGGCCGCTTCCGAGACGCCCGGCTCAACGGCCGCGCCTCCGTGCGGATCATCGTGTGGCACAAGGACGAAGGGTTCGGCGAGGAGCTCGCGGGGCTCTGTGAGGCCCTCCTTCTGGCGGCGACGTCGCCGGAGATCCGGGGCTTCTCACCTCTGACCGGCCCCATGCCGACCGGCGATCCGGACACCGGGGCGCCTATGTCCTATTTCACCCTTACGGCCCGGCTCCGCCCGGTCCAACTCTAAAGACAGGAGCGAAAACGCTTATGAGCGGCGACGCTAAAAACACCTCCCTCTGGAACGGCGCGGACGTCTTCATTGCGCCCCTCGGAACCTCTGGCCCGGCCGACACGACTACGGCCTGGGCGGTCGCCTGGGACGCCGTCGGCCTTCTGGACGGCGAAGAGGGCTTCACCGAGGCCCGCGATCAGGACACCTCGGAGCACTACGCCTGGGGCGGCAACCTCTACCGCCGCACCGTCTCCAAGCACAAGCGATCCTTCAAGTTCGTAGCGCTGGAAGACAACGACGTGGTCTTCGACCTCGTGAACCCCGGCTCGGATCGGTCGACCGCCTCCGGCGTCCGCACGAGCACGATCAAGGCGCCCGTCGCGGGCCAGAAGTTCGCTATCGGCTTCGAGCTCCGCGATAACGGCCGCATCAAGCGCCGGATCGCCAAGATCGCCGAAGTCTCCGAGGTCGCCGAGATCAAGGAATCCGAGAGCGAACCGACGGTCTACGAGATCACCGTCCTGGTCTTCCCGGAGTCCGACGGCACCCTCTACACGACCATCGAGGACGACCCGGAAGCGGCCTAGTCCAACTAGCGGAGGAGACGCTCGCGTGGGGCGTCTCCTCCGTTTACACCCCTCCCACGCACCCTCCAACCCACGCTAAGGAGCACCCCCACATGACCGCACGCAAGACTTCCCCCGCCGCCGCCGAAGCACTCGGCGAGAGCATCCCCTTCACTTTCGACGGCAAGGACTTCGTCGTTGAGCCGTCCTCGGAGTGGAGCTTCGACGCCCTCGAAGCCTACGAAGAGGGCCGCGTCCTTGCCTTCCTCCGCGAGATCCTCGACGAGGAATCCTTCAAGACTCTTCGGGCAATGAAGCCCAAGGCGTCGGCCCTCGGCGACTTCGTCATGGCCCTCCAGAAGGCGGCCGGTATCGCGGGAAACTAGCGACGCTCGTCGTCCTACTCCGTGAGTCGCCCGACGTCGTAGAGGCGGATCTCCAGCGCTTCTACGGCGTCGACCTCGCGGGGTACTGGCGCGGCGAGCTCTCGCCCCGGCGTCTCTCGGTCCTGATCGAGAAGCTACCGCCGACCTCGGCCACGGCCCGGCACTACGCCAAGGCTGACGGCTGGGATCTTCACGCCTTCCTCCTCGCTGACCTCTTCCAAGCCTTTACGGGCGAGCTCCACCCCGCCCGGCCCAAGCCGCAAGGCGCCTCTCGCTACTCCGAGCTCCGCTCCCGGCTGGAGGCCCAGAAGGCCCGTTTACACGCCCCTAAGGAGGCCGCCCAGTGAGTAACGTCGGTTACGCCACCCTAACGATCCTGCCCTCGGCGAAGGGCTTCTCCTCGGCCCTCGGCCGGGAGATCAACCCCGCGCTGACCGCCGCTGGCTCCACCTCCGGCGAACGCTCCGCGAAGGCGTTCGGGGGCGGCTTCCTCCCGGCCATGAAGGGCATGATCGGCCCCGCCGTCGGGCTCGCGGCCGGACTCGGCCTGGGGCAGGGCATAGCCTCCGGCCTCGAAACCGCGTCATTCATGGAACAGGCCCAAATCTCCTTTGAGACGCTCCTCGGCGATAAGGGCGCCGCCAAGAAGATGATCGCGGACGTCTCCAATTTCGCCGCTAACACCCCCTTTGAAATGCCCGGACTCACCGATAACGTCCGCGCCCTCCTCGGCGCCGGAGCGGCGGCCAAGACCGTCCTCCCGACCATGAGCGCCCTCGGCGACGCCAACGCGGCCCTCGGCGGCGATCAGGAGCGCCTCACCTCCGTTGTCCGTGCCTGGACTCAGATGATGGGCAAGGGCAAAGTCTCGGCCGAAGAAATGCTCCAGATCACCGAGGCGGGCCTCCCGATCTGGTCGATCCTCTCGAAGGCAATGGGCAAGCCCGTCGGCGAGCTTCAGAAAATGGCCTCCGACGGCAAGCTCCTCTCCAGTGACGTCCTCCCGGTCCTCGAACAACAGATGAACAAGGACTACGGCGGGAGCATGGCGAAACAGGCCAAGACGCTCGGCGGCGTCTGGTCGACCGTCAAAGACACGATCAACATGGCCTTGGCTCAGGCCCTCCAACCGCTCGTGCCGATCCTGACGACCATCCTTCCCCCAGCGGCCAACTTCCTCGCGACGGCGATCGGGAACATTTCCAACGCGGCCGTCGGGCTGGCCTCCGTCGCTGGCCCGGCTTTTATGCCCCTCGTCGAGGCGGCCAAACAGGCGTGGGCCGTGCTCACGAGCGGAGGAGCCCCTTCGGGCGGCCTCTTCGCCCTGGCTGGCCCGCTCGGATCTGTGACCCCCCTCCTTCTGGCCGTCCGTGACGCGGCCATGACGATCGGCGGCACGTTTACACAGATCGGGCAGAGCTTCATGGCCTACTTCGGCCCGATCGGCGCCCAGCTATCCGCGAGCGTCCTGCCCCCGCTCCTCGGCCTCGGCCAAGCGCTCGCGGCGAACGTCGCGCCGGTAATGGGCATCCTCGCTGACACCGTCAACGGCCTCTTCGCCGCCCTGGCCCCGCTGGCCTCGATCGTCGCGACCGTCGTCCTCCCGGCCCTAATCAACCTCGGCACCTCGATCGCGACCGGCGTCCAGCCGGTGATCCAGGTGATCGGCGACATTATCCGGCAGTACATCATCCCGGCCTTTCAGGAAATGGCGACCAAGGCGGCCCCGCTCTTCCAGCAACTAGGCGCGACGATCAACGTCGTGGCCGCCCAGATCGGCCCGATCCTCCAGGGCGTAGCCGACGTGATCCGGAACGTCTGGGGCTTCATCGGCCCCTTCGTCATGCAAACCCTCATGGGCATGTTTGACAACGTGATCGGGATCTTCCAGGGCATCTTTACCGTGATCCAGGGCGTAGTAAACCTGATCTCCGCGCTCTTCCGGGGCGACTGGGCCGCCGCCTGGGCCGCCCTCGGGCAGATCGTGTCCGGCGCCGTGCAAGCCGTCTGGAACTTCGTCCAGCTATGGATCGTCGGCAAGATCACCGCGATCCTCGGCCCCTTCTTCGGCTTCCTCAAAGGCGCCTTCTCCGGCGCTTGGGGCGCCGTGACCGGGATCGTCCGGGGCGCCGGAACGGCGATTAGCTCCTTCATCGGCTGGATGATTATGGGCATACGCGGCGTGATTACCGGCGGCCTGAACGTCGTCCGGGGGATCTTCTCCTCCGTCTGGAACGGCGTTATCGGAGTTGTCCGGGGCGCGTGGTCCGGGATTACCGGCGCCGTCTCCGGCGGCATTAGCACGGTCGTCAACTTCTTCGGCGGCCTCCTCGGGAAGATCACCGGGGCGATCGGGAACGCCGCTGGCGCCCTCTGGGGCATCGGCCGGAACATCATCCAAGGTCTGATCGACGGCATCGGCTCCATGATGGGCGCGATCGGTCAAGCGATCGTGAACCTCGTCCCCGGCCCGATCGTCGGCGTCTTCAAGAGCCTCCTCGGCATCCACTCCCCTAGCCGCGTCTTCCGTGGCTTCGGCGTGAATATCGGCGAGGGCCTCGTCCTGGGCATCCAGGATATGCACGGCGACGTCGAAAAGGCGGTCGAGAAGCTCGCGGGCATCCCGGCAAGCGCGACCCTCACGACCCCGAGCGTCACCGCTGGCGGCCTTCAGGGCGCGCTCGTCTCCAGCATTGCGGCCAACGCCCGCAAGGCCGACGCCCCGCTGATCGGCGAGCTCACGCTCCAGTCCACCGGCAACGTCCGCCAGGACGTCGAAGAAGCAATGTTCCACGTCCGCCGTATCGCCCGAGGAGGCGTCTATGCCTAATGACTGGCACCTTTCGTACAACGGCGTAGACGTTCCCTTCGGGAGCGTCGCGTCCGGCTACGTCTTCAATAAGGCCCCCGAGATCGGCGCTCCGGACTCGATCGTGGACGACGCGGCCCGGCCAAGGACCGACGGCGTCGCCTTCGGCACGGACTACCTCGGCGGCCGTACCGTCGGCTTCGACCTCACGGTCAACGGCACGAGCGAGGACGACGCCCGCGCCCGCCTAGCCACCCTGGCGACGGCATGGCGGGCCGACCCCATCCGGTCGACGCCGGGAGCGGTTGCCACGCTGACGTCCGGCTCCGGCCGCGTAGCGTTCGGCCGCCCCCGGCGGTTCGCCTCCAACGACGAGCTCCTCCCCAGCGGCATGACTCAGGTACTCGCTGACTTCGCTTGCTCCGACGCGGGCTGGTACGGCTCGGAGCAATCGGAGAATATCTCGCTCGTCCCGGACCCCGGCGGCGGTCTGATCGCACCCCTAGCGTCCCCCCTGGCGACGACTAGGACGTCTGACCGCTCCCAGTCGTTCACCGTCGGCGGGCATCTGCCGACGTGGCCCGTCTTCGAGATAAAGGGGCCGATCACTAACCCGGTTGTCGAGGTAGTCGGCTTGCTCAGCATGGAGTTCCGGCTCTCGCTCGCGTTCGATCAAACCCTGATCGTCGACACCCGCCCTTGGGCGCGGTCGATCCTTCGAGACACGGCGAGTAAGGCCGGAACTTTGAGCCGTACCTCTACCCGTCTCTCGAAGGCCGCTATCCCGCCCGGAAAGTACGAGTTCGTACTTCGAGGCACATCTGATTCAGGCACCGCCAGCGCGACTCTCCGCTGGCGCGACGCCTTCGTAAACCCCTAGTAAGGAGCACATATGTCATGGGATAGCGTCCCCTGGTTCGTCGGCGGCGGTGCCGAGCACTCCCCCGAAGTCGCCCGCCTACTGGCCTACGCCGCGACCAACGGCTCGGAGGGCCTCGTCTCTACCGGCGACCTGAAGGTTCGGGCATTGTCGACCCCCGGCACGTCCGTCCGCGTGGCCCCCGGAGCGGCCCTGATCCGGAACCGCGCCTCTGGCGGCGACCTCCAGACCTACGTCGCCCGGCTGGCGACCGAGGACACGATCGCGATCGCCGCGACCGGCTCCGGCGCCGGGCGGCACGACCTCGTCGTGGCGAGGATCGAAGACCCCTGGCTGGCCGGTGAGCCGTGGCAAGACCCGGTAAACCCGAAGGTCGGCCCCTATGTGTTTACACGCATCATTTCCAACGTCCCGGCCGGGACGACGTCGGTCGCGGGCCTCGGCCTCGGCTACTCGGCTATCGCCCTTGCCCGCATCGACATTCCGGCCTCGACGTCCACAATCACGTCCGGCATGATCGTCGACCTCCGGAAGCTGGCTAACCCGCGCGAGCACCGGGAATTGCTTATGTCCGGCATGGGCACATCCGTCATGGCCTCGGCGTCCTCGTGGACCGACTGGAACACCTACCTCCCGAGCGTCTACGTCCCCGACTGGGCGACCCGCGTCGACATTCTCACGACCATGACCGGCGTTCAGGTCTGGGACGCCTTTACCGACGGCAACGTTCGTAACGGCATCGGGAGCTCCTTCGGCGCCACTCAGGTAGTCGACTTCGACAACCCTTCAGGGCCTACGCGCCAGTCGATAACCATGCTGACCGGCCTCGACCTGCCCTCGAACATGATGGACACGACTCAGGCCCTCCGGCTTCAGGCGTATTTCACTCGCGGGCGGTTGGAGGCGACAGTAGGCACCCAGATCGTCCATGACGTCCAGTTCTCAGAGAAGGCGGTCTAACAGTGAGCGAATGGCGCTACATTGCCCAGCGGGCCACTACCGGCGAGTTCCTCGATATGGACGTGCCGATAGACCGCGACGAGCTCTCCTGGGCTCTATCCGGCGCCGGATATCTTCGCGGGACCGTGGCGCCGGATACCGGCACCCTCCGCGCCGCTGACGGCCGCCTCGTACTCGAAGAGTGGGGCACCCTGATCTTCGCCGAGGCTGACGGCGAGATCCGCTGGGGCGGCATCGTCGTCTCCTCGAAGTTCACCGGGGCAAAGTGGGAGGTCGAGGCGGCGGGCTACGCCACCTACCCGCACGGAATCGCCTACGCGGGCGACTACTACAAGGCGCTGATAGACCCGGCCCAGGCGGTCCGCGACATATGGGACCACCTACAGAGCTACGCCGACGGCGATCTGGGCCTGACTGTTACCGGCTCGACAAACGTCCGCCTCGGCTCGCCCTCCGAGGACGAGGCAAACACAGCGGCGGCGGAGGCGGCAACGGCGAAGGCCAACTACGACGCCGCTAACAAGGTGCTCGCGACCCGGCGCGCCGCCGCCACCGAGGCCCGCAAGGCCCAGACGGCGGCGATCGCGACCCGCACGGCGAAAAGCAAGGCCCTAACGGCGGCCAAGAGCACCAAGGACGCCGCCGCGATATCCGCCGCCCAGGCAGACTACAACTCGGCCAACGCCGCCGTAACGGCGGCTAAGGCCGTAGTCGCCCAGAAGGACGCCGACGTGAAGAATCAGGCGGCAGTAGTCGCCGGGCTCAAAACGACCCTCGACGCGGCCAACGACAAGAAGAAGGCCACGGCCGCCGCAAAGAAGGACGACGGGGGCGCCTACAAGCTCCAGTGGTGGGAGTCTACGGACTGCGGGCAGGAGATCGACGCGCTCGCTAAGGAAACCCCTTTCGACTACACCGAGCGCCACTACTGGAGCGGCGACACGATCAAGCACGAGCTCCAGATCGGCTACCCCCGCCTCGGCCGTCGTCGTAACGACCTCGCCTTCGTCCAGGGCGACAACGTCATGAAGGTAGTCACCCCCACGATCGACGGCGACGACTTCGCTAACGAGGTCGTCGGGATCGGCGCGGGCGAAGGTAAGGGCGCCGTCCACCGGACTACCGCCGTCCGCGACGGGCGCCTCCGCCGTAGCTACGTTTACACGGCCAAGGAGGTCGACAAGACCGACCGAATGGACGCCCTGATCCGCGACCAACTACAGCGCCGGGCACTGTCCCTCGATATCCAATCCGTGACCGTCGTCGACCATCCAAACGCCCGTATCGGCTCTTGGTCCGTCGGCGACGACGTCCTGATCCAGGCGACGATCCCCTGGCTCGGCGATATCGAGCTCTGGTGCCGCATCGTCGGCTGGACCCTTGTCACTGAAAACACGGCGACCCTCTCCCTGAAGAGGTCAGACGCCTTTACCTATGGAGGTTAGACCGCATGGCAGACGCCGCCGCAAAACTAGCCGCTGAGATCGCCGACCTAAGGCGTCGCCTCGCGGCCGTTGAGCGTAGCTCGCAACTGGGGCGCTCAACGATCGCCGTCGGCGACCAGGACTTCGCCGTCCCCGACGCCCTGGAGGCCGGCTCGGACGCGCTGGCCGGAACGTCCGACCTCTCCGACGCCCAACTGGTCTTTTCTGACTTCCAGGACTCGATCGCCGACGCCCAGCAAGAGCTCGCCGAAGCATCAGGCGAGCTCGGCGAGCGACTGTGGCAAGCCGAGGACGATCTGGCCGCGTCCAGTGCCCGGCTGGACGCCGCCGAGGCCGAACTTATCGACGCCTTCGGCCAGCTTGACGCCGTCGACACGAAGGCCACGGACGCGGCAAACGCCGCCTCTGCCGCCCAGACTGCGGCCGACACCGCCCACACCGCCGCCACGGACGCCGCCACGGCCGCCGCCAACGCGGCCGGGATCGCGAACGGCAAGGGTAAGGCCCTGATCCAGTCGACCGCGCCCGACACCGCTGACCGGAACGCCGTCACCCTCTGGATCGACACCACCGGGGGCGCCAACACCCCGAAACGCTGGAACGGCTCCGCTTGGGTAGCCGTGACCGATAAGGCCGCCACGGACGCCGCCACGGCCGCCGCCAACGCGGCTAGCGCGGCCTCTGCCGCCGACACGAAGGCACAGCAAGCCCTCACGGCGGCGGGCTCCGCCCAGACCACGGCCAACTCAGCGCTGACTATGGCGGGCTCGAAGGGCAAGGTCTTCTACGACACCACGACACCGTCCGGCACCGGCACGGCGGTAGGCGACCTCTGGCGCCAGATCGACGCCTCGAAGAACGTAATCGCCGAGTGGTACTGGACCGGCTCCCTCTGGCAGACCTCCCAGATCACCACCTCGGCGATTAGCAACCTCGACGTCGGCAAGCTGACGGCCGGTTCGGCGACGATCATTAGCGCCGTGGCCCAGAAGATCGCGGCGAGCACGGCATCCTTCCAGACGGCCGACATTGCGAACCTCTTCGTCGGGGCCGCGACCATGAGCTCCGCCGTCGCCCAGGCGATCTACACGGCCAAGCTCAGCGCCGGGAAGATCATGGCTGACGAAGTCCTGATCGGCCCAGGCGGCAACTTGGCAAGCGACCCGGTCTTCGCCGGGGGCTTCAAGACCTGGACCCAGGGCACCGGTTGCTCGATCGTCGCTGGCGCGAGTAGCTCCGGCGGCAACGTCTACCGCATGACCGTCGGCACCGGCTATCAGACCTCGTACAACAACCCCCAGAACCTTCCCACCGAAGCGAGCGCGTCGTACAAGGTCACGGCCCGGCTGAAGTCGAGCGTGGCCCTCCCCGCGAACGCCGTCTATGTCATGTTGCGGCACACGACGGCGGCGGGCACCAACACGACTACCAAGCTGGCGACGCCCGCTATCACTGCCGGGGCCTGGACGACTATTTCCGGGACGATCAAGGTCGGCTCGGCCGCTCAGACAATGGATATCGCGATCGAGAAGGCTAGCTCCTTCACCACGGCCGGGACGATCGACTGGGAGTACGTGAGCGTCGTCCGCGCCACGGACGCCTCCCTGGTCGTTGACGGCCTGATCGACGGGCAGACCGTCCGGGGCGCCACGATTATCGGCGGCGAGCTAAAGACCACGGAGACGGCTAACGCGATCTGCGCCCGCCTTGGGCCGATCACAGCGTATGACCCGTTTACCGGCGGGCTGAAGGCCGGTATCGGCTTCCAGAAGATCGGCGCTACCGGCTCCGGCCCGTCTATGTACTCCAACGACGGGCAAGACCTCTACATCATGCAAGGCGGCCCGAACGTCGACGACGGCAACCTCGCGTATCTCTCCTTGGGGAGCGATAACGCGAGCATGTTCGCTTACAACACGTTCACTATCCAGGGCGGTAGCGGCGGGTTGGTAAACGCCGGGAACGGGCAACTGAACCTCATGGGCACGCCCGTTACGGTCAACGGTAACGCCGTCGGCTTGGCTGAGCTCAGCTACTACGAGGCAACGGGCAGTAAGGCCAACTTCGACGCGGCCAATCAGGCGATCGCGACGCCGTCCTATCAGTCGGGCTCGTCGACGAAGAACCTCGCGACGACGAGCGCGGGCACGATCACCGTAACCGAGGCCGGGATCTACAGCGTCACCGCCAGCCTGAACCTCTACTCCGACTCCGCGCGCACGAGCCTGAAGGCCGCAACCGGGCGGTCGTTTATCGACATTGCCGACGCAAGCGGCGCCGCCCTGTCCCGAACGGCCCTCCCGGTCGGCGAGGACGCGACGACGGGCAACGTCGCCGGAATCAAGCTAGCCGCCGGGGCCGCCCTGAAGTTCAACCTGATCCAGACGACCGGCGGCACGGCCTACTACCGGGTCCGTATCTGGCTGACCCGTATCGGCTAACTCCTCGCGTAGGGCGCCCCTCGCCGGGCGCTCTACGCTCCTCCTCCTCTTCCCTGAAAGGGGCCGTTTACACATGACGACCAAACCTACTCGCTGGCTGGCCGCGCGCCTCGGGCGTAGGGGCGCGGCTCTTCTGGTCCTGGGAGTGATCTTCTTGCTCGTAGGGCTGAACGCGGCGATCGCGCCGCCCGACGTCGACCTCTCCGACCGCTTCCTCCTCCACACCCTGATCCCTCACCCGCTCCAAGCCTTGCTCTGGATCGTCCCTGGCGCCCTCGCGATCCGGGCCTCGGCCCACAAAGGCCCCGGCAATGACGGCTTCGGCTTTATCGCCCTGGTAGTGCCGCTGATTATCCGGATCGTCTCCTATCTCGTCTCCTTCCTCGCCTTCCTCGTCGGCGCCGGGACGTGGGCCTTCGGCTGGTCCCAAGCGCTGATATGGGTAGCGATCCTGGCCCTGATCCTGATTATCGCCGGATGGGCGGAGGTGCCTAGCGGCTTCATGCCCAAGCCCCCACGGACGCGACGGAGGCGGCGCTAGAAGATGGATCTCCTCCCCGTAGTCCTCGGCACCGTCGGCGTCATTGTCGGCGCGGTGCTCTCCTACTTCGGCGTCCGCTTCACCGCCCGGCAGAACGCCAAGGCGGCCAAGGACGCGGCGGCCGTCTCTAGCCGCCAGGTCGACGTCGACGAATGGCGGGCGATCGTCGGCGCCCTACGCGAGGAAGTCGGCCGCCTCACGACCCGCGTCGACGCCCTCGAAAAGAAACGCGACGACGACCGCGACTACATCGAGACGCTCGAAGCAGAGGCCCGCGCACACGAGGCCCGCTACCGCTCGCTTCTCCGCTACGTCCGCGACGTGCTCGCCTGGGCGGCCAAGATCGCCCCGGACCATGACCCTCCCCCCGTCCCGGAGCCCCTCCGCGACGACCTCCCCATTGAAAGGACAACCCCCTAATGCTGACTACTCGTGAGCCCCTCGTGATCCGAGGCGCAATCGTCGCGGCCGTGACCGCCCTCCTCCACGCCCTGATCGTCCTCGGCGCCCTGCCGATCGCCCCAGACGGCGAGCACGCGATCGCCGGAGCCGTCGACCTCCTCGGCACCGCCGTCCTCGTGGTCTGGACTCGCGGCAAGGTGACTCCGGTCGCCGACCCGGTCCTCGTGGCCCCGGACGCCGTCGACGCGGACCCGCTGGCGAAGTGAGCCCCCGGACCCGCGTCCGGGCCGCTGGCGCCCTCCTCGTCCTCTCGCTGATCGGCTGGCCCCTCTCGGCCCTCACGATCGCCCAGGACGAGCCACCCGTCGTGCTCGGCCTCTCCTGGCTGGCGATCACCCTAACGGCGCTCGACATTCTCTCGACCCAGGACGTCCGGCGCACCCAGGACGACTCCGCCGAATAGGCAAACAGCCCCTTCCTCTACCCGAGGGAGGGGCTTTTCGTCGTTTCCGGCGAGATTCTGCCGCCGTGAGCAGATCGCGACTCTCGGCCGACTCCTTCCCCGTCAGTACCAACTACGCAACCCTAAGGAGTCACCGTGACTACTCCAGCCCCGCTGATCGGCTTGATCGGCAAGAAGCGAACCGGCAAGGACACCTTCGCCGCCAAGCTCGTCCGCGACCACGGCTACACCCGCGTAGCCCTGGCCGACCCGCTCCGCGAAGCCGCCCTCGGCCTCGACCCCATCGTGGGAACCTTCCCCCTCAACTCCGAGGGCCTCGTCCGGACGCGGGAATGGCGCCTCTCGGACGTGATCGAGGAGCTCGGCTGGGAGAAGGCCAAGGACTACGTCCCCGAGGTCCGTAGGACGCTCCAGCGCCTCGG